GCCGCGACGGTCTGGCGCTGGCTCTTGGTATCGACGACAAGCGCTTCCAGACGTTCCCGCTGGTGCATACTGACATCGGCGGCTTTGTGAAGGTGCGGCTGTCTGAACTTCCGGTAGATAGCGAATAATGAATACGCCGACCATAGCGTGCAAGTCCGAGCACGTAGGGCCACGGCTAAATGGCCCCGATCCCCAGTGTGTCGCACTCGCACTTAAACGGGCGAGAGTGCGTAGGGCAACAAACCGCAGCGGCAGCTATGCCGTCAAGTCCCTATGCGGTCGTCCTTTACTTGGAGGGTGTATGCGTTACGTCTTAGGCTGGGTGTTTTGGATTGGTCTGTTGTTTTTTGGTGGGCCGCTTACTGTGTTGGGGGTGGCCGTCGGCATTTTTTTACTTTGTGGCCTGATTGGCGCTTTGATCGGCCTTTTTGGCGGGGTGGATTCGTGATGCTGACACCCAAGCAGGAGGCGTTTGCGCAGGGCTTGGCCTCGGGCCTGAGTCAGTCGGAGGCGTTTCGGCAGGCGTACCCGAAGGCGTTGGCGTGGAAAAATGCGACGGTCTGGCGCAAGGCTTCGCTGCTGGCGGGTCATGGCGACGTTCAGGCGAGGGTTGACCAGTTGCGCCAGGAGATTGCCGATTTGGACCTGTGGACGAGAAAAGATTCAGTCCGGGTGCTGCGTGAGGTGGCAGACGGTGATAAGGGTGCCGAGCGGGTGCAGGCAGTCAAGGAGCTGAACCTGATGCACGGGTTCAATGAGCCGGTCAAGGTCGCCGTCGAGGGGGGGCTGAATCTGGCCCTGGAGCTGGTTGGCGTGTTGCCAAAGGATGCGGATGACTGAAAGTAAGCTGCGTGTGGCAGTTCCTGCCGCGCTGTACCCGCTGTCTGAGCCCAGGCGCTACAAGGTGGTGTATGGCGGGCGCGGGTCTGGCAAGAGTTGGTCTGTGGCGCGGCTGTTGGTGGTTATGGCCGCAACCAGGTCAACACGGGTGCTGTGCACACGTGAGACGCAGAAGTCGATTCAGGAGTCGGTGCACAAGCTGCTCAAAGACCAGATCGACGCGCTGGGCTTGCAGGCGTTTTTCACGGTGCAGGAAACGCGCATCCTTGGGCGCAATGGCTCTGAGTTCAGCTTTGCAGGTATTCGTCAGCAAGGCATCACCAACTTAAAGAGCTTTGAAGGTGTTGATGTCTGCTGGGTCGAAGAGGCGCAGGTCGTGACCAAGCGAAGCTGGGATGTGCTGATTCCGACGATTCGCAAGCCTGGAAGCGAAATATGGCTGACGTTCAACCCGGAGATCGACACCGACGAAACCTACACCCGCTTTGTGCTGAACCCGCCAGATGATGCGTTGGTGATTGCCTGCAACTGGTCAGAAAACCCGTGGTTTCCGCCTGAGCTGGACAAGGAGCGCCGCGACTGGCTGCGCCGCGACCCTGAAGGTTACAAGACGGTTTGGGAGGGGCAGTGCAGGGCGGCTGTGGAGGGCGCAATTTATGCCGCTGAGATTACCCGGCTGCAGGCGGATGGGCGGCTGTGCAATGCGCCGGTAGACCCGCTGCTGAAGGTGCACACCATCTGGGATTTGGGGTGGAATGATTCGATGTCCATCCTGTTGGTGCAGCGCTCTGGCTCGGGCGAGCTGCGCATTGTGGACTACATCGAGGACGATCACCGCACGCTTGACAGCTATGTGGCGGATCTGAAAAGCCGTGGCCACCAATGGGGCACGGACTTCATCCCGCACGACGGGCGCAGCCGCGACTTCAAAAGCGGCAAGTCCACCGAGGAGATGTTGCAGGCCATGGGCCGAACGGTCACGGTGCTGGGGCGTGACGACATCGAGGAGGGCATCAGGCTGGCGCGCATGATGTTCCCGCGCTGCTGGGTGGACAAAAAAGCGCAGGCGTTGATCAACCGCTTGAAGCGCTATCGGCGCACGCAGCACCCCACTACGGGCGAGTTCGGCGCACCCCTGCATGATGAAAACAGTCACGGTGCCGATTGCTTTCGGTACTTGGCTATGGCCGAGCCGCAGATGACCAATGAGGATTGGGGCGGCGCGCTGAAGTATCCGAATTTCAATGTTGCCTGAAAGGCTCTAATGAGTAAACGCGCCACCGTGCAACCCCCATGGCTTGACCGCATGCTGATTGGCTGGGGGCTTAAAAGCTTGCACCAGCACGGGCGCGGCTGGTACAGCGTGAACCCAATGCTCAAGGACGGCATCCCCACCGGCAGGCCGCCATCAGAGCCGTTCGAGCTTGGCAGCGAGGACTATGCGGCGCTGGATCAAGCCATAAAAGCATTGCCCGATGTGCAGCGCGCAGCCATCACCAGGGCTTACAAGCCGTGGACTGCCTACAGTTTTGATATGGTGTGCCCGACATCGACATCAACGTGGTGTGACCGGCTTAAAGCAGCAGCGGTTACGCTGAAAATTGCCATGAATCAAAAAAAAGTTTGTGAATAGCTTGCTTTTTTGAAAAAACCGGACTAAATTACGGAAATCAGTTATCTGTCGAATTCCCTCTAGCCGCCTTGCAGCATTGTTTGGCGGCTTTTTTGCGTCCAAAAAATGCCCAAAATCTCTGACTCCGAGCTGATCACGCGTGTAGATCAGGAGCTGCGCCAGGCTCAGGACTACATGGGTGGAAAGCTGGCTGTGCAGCGGCGCAAGGCGTTGCAGTACTACATGGCCCAGCCCGAGGGCGATCTTGCTCCGCCCGAAGTGGATGGCCGCTCCAGCGTGGTCAGCACCGACGTGGCCGACACGGTAGAGTGGCTGCTGCCCAGCTTGCTGAAAATCTTCACGGCCAGCGACCGGGTGGTCAGCCTGACGCCGCGCAAACCCGGTATGGAGCAAGCCGCAGAGGATGCGACCGATTATCTGAACTGGATTTTTAGCACGCAAAACGACGGGTTCAGGTGCCTTTACACTATGTTCAAGGACGCTCTGATCAGCAAGACCGGAGTTCTAAAGGTATGGTGGGAGGACAAAGCTGACCAAGCGCGGGAAGAATACGAGGGCTTGAGTGATCAAGAACTGGCGCAGTTGCTTGACGACAAAGAAGTTGAGCCCATAGAACACAGCACGCGCCCTGATGAAGACGACGCCGAGCAGCGCCAGCAAGCGCTGCAACAGGTTAATACCCAGTTGCAGCAGGCCATGCAGGCCGCAGAGCAGGGTAATGCGCAGGCGCAGCAGGCCACGCAGCAGCTTCAGGCACAGATCAACCAAATCACGCAGCAACCGCCCGTGATGCTGCACGATGTGACGGCCAAGCGGGTGCGCCATGCCGCGCAGGTCAAGATTGAGCCGGTGCCGCCAGAGGAGTTTTTCATCAGCCGCCAGGCCAAAAGCATTGCCGATGCGCCGTTTGTGGCGCATGTGCGTGAGTGGCTGGTGTCTGACTTGCGCGCTGCTGGTTACAAAATTGACGACGACGAACTGCCCGCCGACGACGCGGGCATGGTCGGTAGCAGCATGGAGCGTGCGCAGCGTTTCAGTTTTGACGACAGCACAAGTCCCTACGCCAACGTGAGCGAGCCGCCGAGCGACCCGTCCATGCGCCGGGTGTGGGTGGTTGAGGCGTATTTGCGCGCCGACGTAGACGGTGACGGCATTGCTGAATGGCGCAGGCTGCTCAAATGCGGTGACAAGATACTTGACAACGAAGAATGCGACGGGCCGCCGTTTGTGGCGGTTACGCCCATTCCCATGCCGCACCGGTTTGTTGGGCTGTCGGTTGCAGACTTGGCCATGAACGCGCAGCGCCAAAAAACCAGCATGATCCGCGCCGTGATGGACAACCTGCACCTGCAGGTCAATGGGCGCTATTTTGCGGTGGACGGGCAGGTGAATCTGGATGATCTACTGACCAGCCGACCGGGGGGCGTGGTGCGCATCAAACAACCCGGCGCGGTGGGTAGCTTGCAGCAGGGCATGGGCAACTTAGGCGACGTGCTCCAGATGCTGGAATACGCCGAAACCCAAAAAGAAAACCGCACCGGCTTTACCAGACAAAGCGCCGGAGCTGACGCCAACGCCATCAACCAGACCGCCACCGGCGTGAGCATTGTCACTAACCGGGCCGATATGCGCACTGAGCTGATCGCGCGTGTGTTTGCCGAGACCGGCGTCAGAGACCTGTTCTTACAGATACTCAAACTGGTGTGCAAATACCAGCAGCAAGAAGCCGAGATCAGGTTAAGCGGACGCTGGCTCAAGCTCAACCCCCGCGAATGGCGACACCAGTTTGACGTGGTGGTCAATGTGGGCCTTGGCACCAACGACACCAATCAGAAAATGGTGATGGTGGGCAATTTGATGGCCATGCAAGAAAGGCTCTCGCCGCTGGGGCTGGTGACGCCCAAAGAGGCGTTTGCCGGTGGCGCTGAAATGGTCAAGCTAATGGGCTACAAAGACGTGACCCGCTTTTTGCAGCAACCGCCAGACCAGCCGCCACCGCAACAGCCGCCTTTGCCGTTGCAAATTGAACAGCTCAAATTGCAAGCCGCAAGCCAGCATAAGCAGCTTGACGCGCAGGCATCGATGCAGTTGGAACAGGTCAAAGGGCAGGCCATGATCCAGATCGAACAGGCCAAATTGCAGATGACGACGCAGATTGAGCAAGCCAAGATGCAAGCCCAGATGCAGGTGGATGTGAACCGTCAGCGCGCTGAGGCAGAACAATTACAGCTTAAAGCGCAGCAAGACGCGCAGTTGTCGCAATTGCAGGCAGAGTACAAGCACAACCTGGAGCGCGAGCGCATCGAACTTGACCGCTGGAAGGCCAAGCTCGCCAGTGACACGCAAATCTACATCGAGAAGATGAAACTAGGTGTTGCGCAACAGCAGCTAGCGCTAGATCAGGATGCAGCAGCTTACGCCGCTGAGGCTGAAAGCGCAGCGCAAGAAAGCAGCGAGCCGCAATGACTGAAGACCAGCAACTGCGGTCTGAACAGAGCCGGGCCATTGAAGCCCGCGATGTGGTTGAACACCCGCTTTATGTAGAGGCGTTTGAGGTGTACCAAAAACGCCTGATGGACGAATGGGCCGATAGTCCGGCCCGCGACAAGGAAGGACGCGAAACCCTATGGCTGATGTTAAAAACCGCCCGCGCCGTGCAAGCGCACCTGCAGCAGATCATGGAGACGGGGCAACTGGCGTCGATCCAGCTGGAGCAAAAACGCTCGATGCTGGAGCGCGCCAAGGCATGGACTGGGCTGGACTGAACCAGGCCGCGCTTGCAGCTGAAGACGCGCAGGGCGGCCACGGCAGGCGCATTGTGCGCGTGTGGCACCCCGAAGCAGATCATGACATCTGGATTGGTACTTTTGGCTGCGCAACCATTGAAGTGGGCGCCCCTGCTTACCAGTTCAGCGACGGAGAAATTGTGACGCTTTAATGCACCAGCAACCAGTTTTTTAACCCACCCGCCTGAGGCAACTTTGGCGGGTTTTTTTATGAAAGAAGCAGACCCTCATGGATGAGACCGTCAACCCGCAAGGGAACGAGAGCCCAGAGCCCTTTAACCCAGAAGCCGCCTTTGACGACTACCTGACGCGCCAAGCCAGCGCTGACGGCGACAGCGACAACGAACAGCAGCCCGCAGCGGGAGCCGACACCGGCCAACCCGACAGCGAGGCCAAGCCAGACGATGTTCCTGAAGCCAATTCAGACGAGCAGCGCTTTAAGGTCAAGGTCAACGGCGAGGAGCGCGAAGTGCCGCTCTCAGAGCTGCTCAAAGGCTACCAGCTTGAAAGCGATTACCGCATCAAGACCAGCCAGACGGCCGAGCAGGCGCGTGCCGCACAGGCGCAGTTTGCGCAGGCGCAGGCCATGCAGCAGCACTACGGCCAGCAGTTGCAGCAATACCAGGCCCGCCTGGCGCAGATGCAGCCTGCACAGCCAGACCCCGCGCTGATTGATTCCGACCCGGTGAACTACCTGCGCCAGCAGCAAGCCTGGCAAGCGTGGCAGGGCCAGATGACTCAGGCGCAAGCCGAATCTGAAGCTTTGTACGCGCAGCAAGCCCAGCAGGCCCAGCAGTTCGCCAACCGGCGCCTGAGCGCCGAGGCACAGGCTCTGGCCAAAGCGCTGCCCGAGTTTGCAGATTCCACCAAAGCGCCAGCAACCAAAGCAGAAATCGCCAAGTATCTGGTGAAGGCAGGTTTTAGCGAGCAAGAGGTCGGCGGCGTGGCTGATCACCGGGCGGTGGTGCTGGCCCGCAAAGCCATGCTGTATGACCAGATGATGGCCAAGCAAACCGCAACGACGCAGAAGCTGGTCAACGTGCCGCCCAAAGCGCCACAGCGTCCGGGCACCGGCAATGTAGCAGCCACCGACGGGCGCACCCGCGCCATGCAAAGCCTCAAGCGCAGCGGCAGCATTGATGATGCAGCCAACGCCTTCGCGGCGATGCTCAGTAAACGATAGCAACTTTTCAACCCATTTTTTAGGAGCCTTATCATGGCAGTACCCAGCAATACGATGCAAACCTACACCGGCGTGGTCAACAAAGAAGACCTCTCGGACATGGTTTACATGATCTCCCCGACCGAAACCCCGCTCTTGAGCGGCGCAGGTCGATCTAAAGCCGCCAACACCCTGCACGAATGGACAACCGACGTGCTGGCCACTGCGGCAAATAACGCGCAGATTGAAGGCGACGACAGCGCCGCTGGCGTGGTCAACCCGGGCGTGCGCGTCAACAACCGCACCCAGATCAGCCGAAAAGTGGTGCGCTTGTCTGGCACCCAGCAATCCATGAACAGCGCGGGCAATCTGTACACCATGGGCAAGCAGATGGCCAAGGCCTCCAGCGAGCTCAAGCGCGATATGGAAGTGGCACTGTGCCAAAACACCACGGCCGTGGTCGGTGCAGCAGGCACGGCACGCCAAACGCGCGGCCTGGAAGGGTGGGTGGCCACCAACAACAGCCTGGGCGCAACTGGTGCGGCACCCGACCCAATCAACAACGTGGCCCCCACCGACGGAACCCAGCGCGCGCTGACTGAGGCCCTTATCAAAACGACGCTAAACGCCATCTGGACGTCCGGGGGTAATCCCGACACCATGATGGTGGGCGGCACGCAAAAGCAGCTTTTCAGCAGCTTCAACGGTGGCGGCACCCAAATGGGCAACCTGGATGACAAGAAGCTCATCAGCGCTATCGACGTGTACGTGAGCGACTTTGGCACCCTGAAGATCGTGCCCAACCGCTTTCAGCGCGCCCGCACGGCCTTCATTCTGGAGATGGACAAGTGGAAAGTGGCTTACCTGCGCCCGTTCCAGACCGAAGACCTGGCCAAAACCGGTGACTCGGACGCCAAGCACATCTTGGTGGAATACGCGCTGGAAGCCTGCAACGAAGCCGCCAGCGGTGCGGTTCGCGACTTGTCCTGATTGAGTTGATGATGCAACCCAAAGCCCTGCCGGGTCATTCTGGTGGGGCTTTTTTTTGGAGTAACGGTTATGTGTGATGAAGCCATCAGCGTTGTCAAGACTGGCGCAACCATTGCGTTCAACGCCACATCGGCCAACGTGGCCATTCCGACAGATTCGTCGGGCGCAAGCCCCAAATATGTGCGGCTGTCAGCTACCGCCAATTGCTACGCAAAGATCGGGCCGTCTGGCGTTACGGCTGCGGCTGGCGACCTGCTGGTGCAGCCTGCTGAATCGGTCGTGCTCAAGGTGCAGCACCTCACGCATATTGCGGCGCTGCAAGTCAGCGCTGGCGGTACGTTGCAGATCAGCCCGCTAGAGGATCAATAACATGGGCAGTTTTAGCGGCGTCTTTACCAACCTGATTGATGGCGGCGATGACCGCCTGGTGGTCAACCGCGTGCAAGACGTTGAGCCCATTCTTGACCTGACGCACGACCTGCGCAACGCTGGCCGGGTGGGCTCGGGCGAATTCCGCCATGCGGCCAGCTTGCCCATGGTGCTGGTGGAAAAGTATTGCAACGACAAAGGCCTGAGCTTTAGTGAATTCATGGCCGACACGCGTCACGTCAACAGCATGGTGAACGACCCTGCGCTCAGGGCCTTTCGGGTGTGGGAAGGGCGGGTGTAATGGCGCTTGCAAACTACACCGACCTGCTGGCCTCTGTCGCCAATTGGGCGCACCGCAGCGACCTTGGCGCTGTCTTGCCAGACTTCGTGACCATGGCCGAGGCCCGCATCAGCCGTGACCTACGTCTGCGCAAGCAGATCAGTACCAGCAGCCTGAGCTGCATTGCCGGGACGTGTGAGGTAGCCATACCTGCAGACTGGCTCGAGTTTGAGAACCTGAGCGTCATCGATGCGGGCGACACGAAACGGCAACTGACTTATGTTCCGCTTGAGCACATTGTTACCAAGTATGACAGCAGCTTTACCGGCCTGCCGACGCTCTACACCATCGAGGGTGACAACCTGCTGCTGGCGCCTACGCCAGATGCTGCGTACAGCGTGGAGGCTATCTATTACGCGCGCTTTCCCAGCATCATCACCAATGGCACTAACTGGCTGTTGACCAATCACCCTTCCATCTACCTGGCGGCGGTGCTGATTGAGGTGTTTTTCTACACCCAGAACGCAGAGCAGATAAAGGCCAACATCACGCGCTATGACGACGGTCTGCGTCAGTTGCAAACGCAGGATGACAGCGCCACGCACAGCGGATCTGTGTTGCGGGTGAAGGTGGTCTGAACCATGCAAAAGTTGCTGGGTTTCATGCCTGACGCTGATGTCACGACGTTGGGCATTTTGACGTCGTGCACCAACATCATTCCGTATGAAATTGGAATGAAAGGCGCGCCTACCGGTGCCACGCCAAACGGTGTGCCAGTGCTCAGTGCCGAATGCACAGGTGCAGCGGTGGTAACCCGCACGGACAGCACTCGGCGCATTCTGGCCGGTACGGCAAACACGCTGCAAGAGTTGCTTGCAGGGGTGTGGACAGACCGGTCGTCAGGTGCTTACACCAGCGGCACCGACACGCGTTGGCAGTTTTGCCAGTTTGGCGACGCCACGCTGGCCACCAACCTATCAGACGCCATGCAGCGTTCAGTTTCTGGCGCGTTTTCCAACCTTAGCGCTCCCAAAGCAAAGATTATTTTTACCGTCGGCTCGTTTGTGATGGCGCTCAACACCGACGACACTAATTTCGGCAACACTTATGGCGCCCAGACTGACCGCTGGTGGTGCTGCGCTACGTATGACGACACCAGTTGGACGCCTTCGCTTGTCACCATGGCCACCACAGGGCGTCTGGTATCCACACCCGGGGCATTTACTGCGGGCGGCAAACTTGGCGAGTATGCGGTAGCGTACAAAGAGCGGGCCATCTATCTGGGCCAGTTTGTCGGCGCGCCCGACGTGTGGGACTGGAAAGAGGTTATTTCGGGCGAGGCCGGTTGCATCGGCCCGGAAGCCTGGTGTGATATTGGCGGCATGCACTTCTTTGTTGGAAATGACAACCTATACCTGTTTGACGGATCGCGCCCGCAGCCGCTAGGGGTGGGTGAGGTGAGACAGTGGTTTTTTGACAATTCAGACGCGTCTTATCGCTACCGCAGCAAGTGCATCTATGACAAGCAAGAAAACCGGGTGTTTCTGTTTTACCCGGCAGCCGGTGAATCGGTGTGCACACAAGCACTGGTCTGGCATATCAAGTCAAGGCAGTGGGGCGCCATGACGGTGGCGCCAGAGGCAGTATTGAACTTTATCAGCGCCGGAACCACTATTGATGAACTTGACGGCTTTTCAGCCAGCATTGAAGGCCTGACGGATTACGCGTTTGATAGCCAATTCTGGCTGACCGGCGGCAGATCGATGGCCTACTTCGATGCGGCGCACCAAATGAAGTCGCTAACCGGCCCGTGTGCTGCATCGGCACTGACGACTGGTGATATTGGAGACGACGACAGCACCACTCTGCTAAGCCGGGTACGCCTGCGCTTTGTAGCGGGCTTTGTGCCGACAGCGGCCAGCATGACCACCTATGCCAAGATGAACGAAGGCGAAGCCCTGACGATAGGCACCACCTCAAGCCTCAATGATGGCAAGTTTGATGCGCTGCAGTCGGCTCGGTTTCACCGGCTGGCGTTTGCCTTCACGGGCGACCATCGAATCACCGGCATGAATGTTCAACTTCAGCCAGACGGGGGGTACTAAGCGATGAAATTAAACGTCACCCCGCGCGTGAACGTCGATGCCGAAACGGCGCGCTGGTTTCGGGAGATTGCATTACAGGTCAACACTCTCAGCGAGTGTCGGATAGCGGGCTTTTACACCGCTCGCACCGAAGCACCCACCACCGGGGCAAGCGCCCAGGGCGACTTTACTTTGAACAGCGCACCGGCCGAACTTGGCACGGCCGGCGCCAAATACATCATCCACGGCTGGCGCTGCACTGTTGCTGGCACCCCTGGCACTTGGGTGCAGTGCCGGTATCTGACAGGAAACTGACCATGGCAACTAACCCATATCAGACCGCAAACCTGGGCTTTGGCGGTGGCGCCAGAAACGGCTATGCGACCGGGCAAAACCCATATGTGCAGGCCAACGTCAATGCTGCGCAGGGCGACATCGTGCGCAACTACCAGACGGCGGTGGCACCGCAAAGGGCGACACAGCAAGCGTCTTCTGGCTCGTTTGGCAACAGCGGGCAGCAGGCCATGCAGTTGCAAGATAACTACAACCTTGCGCAGAACTTGGGCAACACAGCGGCCAACATGTACGGCCAAGCCTACAACACCGATCAGGCCAACTACACCGCCCAGCGCGGCCAAGACCTGAACTATGGCGCCTCTATGGCCAACACGCAGGCCAACATCTACGGCACCAACGTAGGCGCGCAAACGGCTCAGCGCGGCCAAGATATTACCTACAACCTGGGCCAGCAGCAAAACCAGCTCGGCTATGCTAGCTTGCAGAATCAGGCCAATATCGCCAACCAGCAAAATCAGTTGGGCTATGCCGGGTTAAACACACAGCAGGCTATCGCCAACCAGAACACCAATCTTGGCTATGCTGGCTTGCGGAATCAAGCCAATATCGCCAACCAGCAAAATCAGCTAGGTTACGCTGGGCTACAAAATCAAGCAAACATTGCAGGCGGGCAGCTTGGCTTAGGCTACGCTGGCTTGCAAAATCAGGCCAATATTGCAGGCATGGGCAACCAGACCGCGCTGGACGTGGCTGGTATCAACGCCGCCACCCAGCGCTACGGCACCGACGTGAACGCCGGGCTAGGTTACGCTGGCCTTTCCAACCAATACAACATTGCCGGGCTCAACAACCAGACCCAAATGAATCTCGGCACGATGCAGAACAATCTTGGCTATGCCGGTCTTCAGAATACGGCAAACATCGCTGGAATGCAGAATCAAACGGCACTGCGTGGGCAGGATTTGAACACCGGCCTTGGTTATGCAGGTTTGTCTAATCAGCGCGACATTGCCAACGCTGGCAATCAAACTCAATTGCAAGTTGCAGGGCTGAACAATCAAACCACCCAGCGCGGCCAGGATTTGAGCACCGGATTGGGGTACGCTGGAATTGGAAATCAGCGCGACATTGCGCAACTGAATGCTGACATATCTCGTTATTCGACCGATGTCGGAGCCAATACGACGATGCGCGGTCAAGACCTGAATTACGGTCTTGGTCAGCAGCAAAACCAACTTGGTTACGCTGGCCTGTCGAACCAGTACAACATCGCAGGTCTGAACAATCAAACCCAGCGCGATATTGCCGGGATGCAAAACCAGCTTGGCTATGCCGGTCTAAACAATCAGGCCAACATTGCACAGATGCAGGACTTGACCAACCGCTACAGCACCGACGTGAATGCTGGGCTGGGCTATGCTGGGCTGACCAATCAGGCCAACATCGCTGGGATGAACAATGCCGTGACCGCGCGCGGGCAAGACATCAATCAGCAGATTGCCGCCAATCAGAACGCACTGGGCTACTTCAACACCAACGCCCAGACCGGGCTTGGCTACGCTGGCCTGTCGAACCAGTACGACATTGCGGCCATGAACAATGCCACCCAGCAGCAAGGGCAAAACCTGAACTACGGAGTTGGCATGGCCGGTGTGGACGCCACCATCAAGGGTCAGAATCTGAATTACAACCTTGGCATGACCAACGCTGGCATCAGCCAACAGAACGCAGAAACCAACGCACAACAGGCGGCCAATCAGTATGCGCTGGGCTTAGGAAACATCGGGCTGGGTTACACACAGGCGAACCAATCCTACGACCTCGGGTTAGGAAATCTTGGTGTTGCAAAGCAAAACGCCAACACCAACGCGCAGCAGGTGGCCAATCAATATGACCTTGGGAAACAAAATGTCAATCTTGGCTTCGGTAACCTCGCCAACGCACAAAAGCAAACCGCCAATCAGTATGCGCTAGGCATGAAAAACATTGATCTGGGCAATAAAACGGCCGATCAAAACTACGAACTAGGTCTCGGAAATCTGGCGCTTGGCTACAAGAACAGCGACAACAGCTACGACCTAGGTCTACGCTCCAATGACCTTGGCTTTGCCAATCTTGACGCCAATATCGCTCAAAACAATTTCAATAACCAGATGACCGGTGCCAACTTTGGGCTGAATGTGTACAACACGCTCATGAACGGCAACAACCTGGGCCTGACGGCGGCCACCAACATGTACAACACGCCGCTGAACTACTACAAGCAGTTCAGCGACAACGTCAACAGCATTGCCAACGGCTACGGTACATCCTCGCAAAACAACCCCGGCAACCCGGCGCTGGGCTTTTTGGGCGGTGCACAAATTGGAAGCCAGTTGTACCGTCAATTCACCACCCCGACACCTAGCGTGTCGTAACAGGAGCAAACAAAATGGATTGGTTATCTGGAGGCGCAATACTATTAGGTGGTCTGCTGGGCGCAAGCGGCAGCAGAGGCGGCACCACCACGGCCAATAAAGAACCCTGGGCACCGGCACAGCCCTACTTGCTGGACAACCTCAAAACCAATGATGATCTCCAGCAGTGGTATCAGCAAAACCCGTTCAATGCGCAGCAACGCACGGCGTATCAGAACACCTTTAGCGACCTGGACAACTTTCGCAGCAATGTTGCGCCGGGACTGATGCAGTTTGCCAACAACGCCATGACCGGTGGCTACCAGCGCCCGCAGTACAGCCGCCCAGGGGCGGCTGGGTATTTCGACAATCAGCAAAGTGTTGAAGGTCTTTACAGACAATATTTGAATCGTTCACCTGAAGCGGCAGGTGCACAATATTGGCGCGAAAAGTTTGGCGACAGCGTAGACGCAAACGAGGCGGCAGCTTTTTTGCAGGCGGCACAGCCAGAACTTGAGGCGCGAAAAAGTAAACCGTTTAGCGTTGCAGCACCCGTGCAAAGCCAAGTTCCAATGGCAAGCGCAGGAGGTGGAGGGGGTGGCGGCGGGCTGCTTGCCAGCGTTGCAGATACATTTGAAAAGCCCGTGTCAAGCAATTACGGGCAAGTGGACTGGATGGCGCAAAACCCGTTTACCAACGGCTTCGTGGCACAAAAAGCCGCAGAAAGAAAAGCCGCAGAAGATGCGCTAATTAAAAAGACAACTCAAACCGGTGGCCTCCTTAGTAATGGTGGAGGCGGTGGAGGCGGTGGAGGCGGTGGAGACGGCGGCAGACCAGACGGCAGTGTGGCATCTGGCGGCATTGGTGTTGGCGACTACACCGACACCATCAACGACAATGCATGGCAAGCAGCGCAAGACGCGCTATTACTTGGCGGCCCCATCGCTGCGGTCGTGGCTGGGTTGGTCAGCAAAGGCATGTCCACGCAGCAAGCGCTGGATGCCGTCAACAGCTTGGCTGATCCCATTGCTTCACTCAATGCCTTGCAAGGCTGGACGGATACTGACCCGTCTTACGACTATTCTGGTTACGGTGGCGGATCCAGTGGTGGCGGTGGCGGATCCAGTGGTGGCGGTGGCTACAGCGGCAACGGTTACGGCGGCGGCAGGAGTGCAAGCGGCACCAGCGCTGGCGGACGTGACCCCGGCTAAAGGAAAAAATCATGGGCTTACTCGACATTTTTGACACCTACGAAGGACAGCAAGGCCTTGGCCTGTTGGCTGCGGCTGGACCGCGCGCTGACGGTGCGGGCTTTGGGCAACGCCTGGCTGAAGGCCTAGGGCAAGCGCAAGCCTGGAAAAAGCAGAAAGAACTGCAAGCCTACCAGCGCCAAATGATGGAGTTGCAAGCGCTTCAGATCAAAGAAGCCAAAGCCAAAGCGGCGCAAGAAGAGCAACTGCGCGCGCTCATCCCTAAATTTGCAACACCCGGTCAAAGCGGCACCGCGCCCGGATTTGACTTTAATGGCTATGCGAAAGCCATGGCGGGCATTGACCCCGCGCGTGCCATGGCGCTACAGCAAAGCCTGCAAAAAGAATCCACCATCAACAAGCTCGATGTCAAAGACTTCACACCGGCCAGCGTAGCCAAGTACGCTCTGACAAAAGACTACGCTGACCTGGTCCGCCTGGACAAAGCCCACTTTGCCAACACTGGCGGCGCTACTGTGGCACTTGATCCTTACACCGGGAAGACCTTGGGTACGGTGGCAAATACCCAAAGCCCCGACAACGCGGCCAGCGTAAGTGCAACCCTGCGCGGGCAGAAACTGACCAACGCGCTGGGCTGGGCCAACCATCAACTAGGCCAGAACCGTCTTACCTTTGACCAGACGCAGGCCGGGAAACCACAATACCATGAAGGCCAGTGGGTCACCCCACCGTCTGCCATGGCAGCCGGACAGGCGGTCTCGGCTATGGCCACCAGCGGACAAAAAGACGCCCGCGAAGCACTCAACCTGATTGAAACCGCGCGCCAGATCATCCCCAAATCTACCGGCAGTTGGCTCGGTGCTGGGGTAGACCAAGTGGGGCGCGTGTTTGGTGCCAGCACCGGTGGCGACACAGCCGCTGCGCAGCTCAAGGCGCTAGAAGGTGCGTTGGTCTCCAAAATGCCCAAAATGACCGGCCCACAGTCTGACAAAGACGTGCTGTTGTACAAACAGATGGCCGGGGAGATTGGCGACCCCACTATTCCGAAGTCGCGCAAACTTGCCGCATTGCAAGTGATCGAGGAAATCCAGAAACGTCACGCAGGCACCCCTGCGACAGCACCAGTAACTGCTACGCCACAGGTGCCCGCGCCGGGTGTGCCCGGATTGCGCTGGAATCCAAAAACCGGAACGCTGGACATGGTGAACTGATATGACGCAACTTGTAGAGGTCAACGGTCAGACCATCGAATTTCCCGATGGCATGGCGGTATCTGACATTGAAGCGGCCATCAAAAAGAACTTCCTGTCCATTCCCAAAGCCAAGCCCGCGCCGCTGTCCACGCTCAAACCCGTTGCACCAGACCCCACCGAGGGCATGGGCGCGCTGGACAAGGCCATGGCGGGCGCTGGCAAGGCAGTGGCCGACTTGGGCCGCAGTGCCGGTCAGGGTGTGCGCTGGCTCAGCCCAAAATTGGCCGATGCCATTGGCGCGCCCACCGATGCCGACATTGCTGAGGCGCAGCGCCTGGATGCGCCCTTGATGGCCACCGGAGCGGGTATCGCGGGCAACATTGGCGGCAACCTTGCTATGGCCCTGATGCCCGGCACTGGGCAGCTCGGCGCGGCCAAAAAGATCAACGACCTCTGGAAAGCGGGCACCACAGCCAGTCGGCTGGCGGCGGTGGGCGGGGCTGCGGGCATGGGCGCAGTGCAAAACGCAGTCTTCAATCCACGCGGTACAGACGAAACATTAGCGCGCCAGCTTGAGTTGGGATCGGCCATGGGCGCAGGCGGACAAGTGGCAGGCCCTGTGCTGGCTGCTGGCGTGCAAGGCCTGCGCAACATCAAGGCGGGCAGCCTGGGCACAGCAGGCCAAACTCTGACCAACTTTGCAGGCGTTGACCCGGCAGAGCTCACACGCCTGATCAAGGCGGGCAACCGCGAGCTAGTGCCCGGCAGTGCCCCCACCACCGTGCAAGCCACGCAAAACGCCGGTCTGGCGCGGCTCAAGGCGGCCATGGGTGCCATGTACCCGAACAACTTTACGGGCGTGGATGCGCAGCAGAACGCGGCACGGCTGGCGGCGCTCAACGGCATCAGTGAAGTGACTGGCACAGCAGCGGAGGCGGCCAACAATGCAGGCGGGCAGATGTTTCGTGAAGGCAGCGCGGCTTATGGCCAGGCCAAAGACGCCACATCGCGCGCCTATGCGGCCATCGACCCGTTCAATGAAGCGCGTATCAGTCTGCCCATACCTCACGTTGAGGCCGCAGCCCGAAAGTATTTTGGCCCCGGCTCGGGCGGCATGCCGGGCGAACTCGGCAGACTGGTGAACGACATCAAGACCCTGGGCACTGTCACTGAAGACCCGGCTATTGCCGCCAACTTCAAAGAACTGGTCATGGGCAAGGCTTCGCGTCCGTCTGCAGCCAAAGGCATTGATGTGGATCGTGACCCGTTGGACGTGGCCATCCGAAAGTGGGGCGGAGTCAACATCGACCAAGGCGGCGGCGAACTCAAGTGGCTACGCGAGAGTGATTTGGGCAAAGCCAGCGTGGTGCATGGTCCACTGGCCCGGCGCAATGGTGCCGGTGAAAATTGGGACTATTTGGCAGAGCGTGCGCATGAGTTTGGATACATTGATGCGCCTGACCAGCGCCTCTTGATGGAAAAGCTGGGCGAGTCGGCTCGCGGCAATCCGGTTTACAGCGCCTATGGTGGCGGCGACAGCATGGCCGCGCGCGCGGGTGCGTTTGATGACATGCCCGATGAATTCCTCAAGCCTCTGCAATCACCCGGTGTGGTCAACCTCGAAACACTGCAAAACCTGCGATCTCGTGCGGGCGAAATGGCTTACAAGGCCGGGCTGTCGGGCGACCAGCGGCTCAAGGCTGCGGCAGGCCAGATCAAAGACCACCTGGACGGTGCGCTGGAAGCGGCTGCGGGACGGTCGGCTGTGGGTCAGGTGCTTGAAAGCGGCGTGGACTTGCCACAAGCCATGTACCGCAAGGGGCTGGGAGAGATTGATTTTCCGTATGGGAATGTGGGAACTTGGGACATTAAAAAGGGGAAATTTGTCAAAGGGTCAGGTCTTTCCCATGTTGTTGGAAACAGAGATGCTGATGGCGTTGATGGTGTTGCGGAGGCCATGTCGCTACCAGATGTATTGGCACACGGAAAAGTGCTTCGCACTTCTGGCGAAGTTCCCGGCAATCGGCGGATCAATATAGGCCTTGGGGATGCCGAAGCCATACTGAGCGAAGGCCCAAATGGGCATTGGTTGCTCAACGGCTGGGATAACGGTTTACCTGTCGGTGTTAAACCAGAGGTGCTCCCTGAGAGTAACTACGCACGCGGTCAGTCCTTTATTCGTGACCGAATGGGAGCGACAGGTTCCGGTGACAGTGTAGGTGTTCCCGGCGAATATTTCAAGCCCGACATGGCGCAGTTCATGCGCGAGGCCCGTCAGGCACGTATTGACCAGGGAAACCGCTTTGAAACCGGTTTTGCCAAACGCATGTGGGTCGATGGGGCCGACGGCATGCCCAAGCTCACTGGCGGCGAAATTCCACGCGCAGCCTTCAACAGCGGCGCAACGCAGGCCCAAGACATTGCCCAGTGGGGACTGATGGGCCGCCCGGGTGAATCAGCCCTGAAAAATTACGCTATCACCAACCTTGTGGAAAGCGCAGCGCCCAACGGCTTGCTGAGCCCGGACAAAGTCGGCAAGTGGACACGTGGCCGATCAGAGGCTATCAAGGGCTTGCTCGACACGGGCGAACAGGCCACGCTATCCAACGTCACCAAAGACCTGCAACGCGCAGCCGCAGCCGATGCCCTGGAGCGCGTCAAAGGCCAGAGCAACACCGCAGAGAAACTCACCAGCCTGGGGCTGCTTGACAACAAAGTGACTGACTACGCCCTCAGAGCGTTGGCACATCTGCCCGCAGGCGGGGTGCTGGGCGCCCCACTGGAAGGTGGAAAAGAAGCTCTCAAGCGCTGGAAATACAAAGACGTGCCAGACGCACTGCTTGACCCGGTCAAAGCCCTGAAAGCCCTCAAGCTGCAAGAAGCCCTGATGCAGCAAACCATGCTGCAGCGTGGCCTGCTCTCGCCACTGGTACAGCAAGGCATGGTGCCAGCACTCACGGCAGGGGACTGACATGGGCATGCAAGACTAATCACCTAACCTTTGGAGACCCAACCATGCCGGTACCCACCGCAATCACAGATCTGTCTACCACGGCGGCAAACAACTTCCCGCTCGGGTCTGACAGCCCATCGGTTTTGGACGACGTGCAGCGCGCTCATGCCAGCTTCATTGCACAGTTGCATGCTGAAAAAGCCCCACTGGCGTCCCCCACTCTAACCGGCACTCCAACCGCCCCCACCGCAGTGGCAGCTACCAACACGACCCAGCTAGCAACTACTGCGCACGTGTACGCTGAACGCAGTAATGCAGCCACGTTAACCAACAAGACCCACTCCACCGGCTCCACCTGGAACGGCAGCGCCATCGGCGTGGCTTATGGTGGCACGGGTGCTGCTACGCTGACCGCCAATAACGTGCTGCTGGGCAACGGCACATCAGCCTTGCAAGCGGTGGCACCTGGTACATCGGGCAATGTGCTTACCTCTAACGGTACAACTTGGGAATCAACCCCGTTGGTATTAAGCTTGACGGGCGTGACACAAAGCGCCGCACCGTTCTATACGGCGTATGGCGTTGGCGCTGGGCATATTGGGGTAAGCACTGGTAACTACAACACCGCCACGGGATACAACGCGCTTTACTCTAACACCACAGGTGATTCCAACATTGCTATTGGACACTCCACGCTTTACACTAACACTACAGGTAATTCCAACGTTGCTATTGGATACAACGCGCTAAAATTTAACACCACAGGCGGTTCCAACATCGCTATTGGTAGTAGCGCACTTTTCCTGAACACCACAGGGAATGCAAACACTGCCACGGGAAGCTACGCGCTTTATCGGAACACCACTGGTGTTGAAAACACCGCAGTAGGGGAGAGCGCACTTAAAAACAACGAAACAGGCGGTTACAGCACAGCTATCGGTGCGGGTGCGCTGAGTCTTAACACCACAGGTGATTCCAACACTGCCACGGGATACTACGCGCTTCGAGATAACACCACAGGGAATTCAAACACTGCCACGGGAAGCTACGCGCTTACCGCCAACACCACTGGTAAATACAACACTGCCACGGGATACTACGCGCTAAAAGCCAGCACCACTAGCGATAACAACACAGCAATAGGATACTACGCGCTACAAGCCAGCACCACAGGTGCTGGAAACACTGCAATCGGAACCTACGCTGGCTTAGCCATCACCACCGGATCAAACGATACCGTTATTGGCTATAACGCCGCCGCATCTTCAGCCACGGCAAGCAACGAGATCACGCTCGGCAACAGCAGCATTGCCACGCTACGGTGCCAAGTCACCACCATCACCAGCCTGTCGGATGCGCGGGACAAAGCCAACGTGCAGCCGCTAGACGCTGGACTTGAGTTTGTCAATGCGCTCAAGCCTGTACGCTTTACCTGGGCCATGCGCGACGGCGGCAAGGTGGGTGAGGCTGACACGGGGTTTATTGCGCAGGACTTGCAAGCGGTACAGGTAGATACGGGTATGCCCATACCCGGTCTGGTGTACGCAGAAAACCCAGAGAAGCTCGAAGCCGGTTACGGCAAGCTGTTGCCCGTGTTGGTCAAAGCCATCCAAGACCTGTCGGCGCAAGTAGCCGACCTGCAACAACAAATTTCGGAGATCAAAAATGCCGCTTGAATTTACCCCTGAACAAACCGCCAGCATTTACGCAGCGGCGATGCAATCGGTGGAACTACTGCGCCGTGGTGAACCCGTTGGGTTTATTGGCGATTGGTCGGTGGTTGAGCAAGCCAACAAAGGCCATCTGACGACGGTTTTGGCTTACCCGTGCTGGACGACGGAAGACCTGTCGCCGCTGCAAGCCGCAGCCACTGACCCATGCCCAACCGCTGTTCAGGCCAGCCAGCCAGCGTATAACCCATTGACGGAGCGAGCCGTTGAAATCGACCCGGTGCAGCAAGCAGGGCAGTGGGTGCAGCAGTGGCAGATTGTTTCCTTGACACCAGCGGAACAGCTTGAGCAGGCCGAGCTGGTCAAAGGCGCGATTGTTGGCGCAACGCAGGCACGTCTGGATGCTTTCGCACAAACCCGTGGCTACGACGGCATCCTGAGCGCGTGCACCTACGCCACCAGTTCCGTTGTCAATTTTGCAGCCGAAGGCCAATACTGCGTTACGGCACGCGATGCTACCTGGGCCGCGCTGTACCAAGTGCTGGCCGAAGTGCAGGCCGGTACACGCCAGCCACCCACCGGGTTTGCTGATGTTGTGGCTGATCTACCTGCGCTGAATTGGCCGCAGTAACGCTATGACCGCCCGCATCCTGCGCATCCTTGTCGCTCTGGACATTTTTGTCTTTGCGCTGCTGACCCTGGGTGTGGCAAAACGCAACGAGACAATATCGTCTGCTGCGTGGTCACTGGAACTAGACGGCAAGTGGCAAGGCAAGCTATTTCGCCCGATCATTGACTGGCTGTTTAGCCCGTTGCAAAAAGACCACTGTCTGAATGCGTGGCTGACTGAGCAATCCCGAGGTGCAGCATGAATTTTGACAAAGCCTTTGACTTCTTGATGCGCTTTGAAGGGTCTTACAGCGACCACGTTGCCGATAAAGGCGGCCCGACAAAGTACGGCATCACGATCTCAGTGGCCAGGCAAAACGGCTATCAGGGTGATATGCGTGACCTGCCGCAATCACTCGCCAAGACCATCTACAAAAAGTCCTATTGGGACGCTGTAAAGGCGGATTCCATGCCGGACTCAATCCGTTATGACGTGTTTGATGCTGCTGTAAACAGCGGTGTTGGCCGTGCAACCCAATGGCTACAGATGGCCGTCGGCACAGCGGTGGATGGGATCATTGGCCCCAAGACCTTAGAAGCGGCTGCCAATTGCAAGAACCTCAAAGGCAAATTCAACGGGATGCGCCTGAGCTTCATGACCGGGCTTGGCAACTGGGATGTTTTCTCACGTGGCTGGGCACGGCGTGTTGCTGATGTGATGGCGATGGAGGCTTGAATGGACTTTCTCAAGACGCTCGCTCCGCTTTTGGGGACTGCACTGGCAGGGCCGTTGGGTGGTGCTGCTGCGGCATTCATTGCTGATAAGTTGGGCATCGAGTCAAAAACGGTTGAGGCTGTGAATGAAGTGCTCAACAGCGGAAAACTCAGCCCGGATCAACTGAGCCAGATCAAACTAGCAGAGCTTGACTTCAAGAAGTTCCTTGAGCAAAACCGGATCGACCTTGCCAAGTTGGACGTTGATAACACGAAATCCGCAAGGGACATGCAGACGGCCACCAAAGCTACAACGCCGGCCATTTTGACCTACCTGATTACCTGCGGGTTCTTTGGTATCCTGGCGTCGATGATGCTGTACGAAGTGCACCCATCTGAGCCATTGCTAATCATGCTGGGCGCGTTGGGTGCAGCCTTTGGCGCTGCGGTGAATTTTTGGCTGGGTAGCTCGCACGGCAGCTCAGTAAAATCAGAACAAATTGAACGCCTAAAGGGACAGTAATGGACGCAATCCTCAAACTAGTCACTGAAATCCACAAAGACGTGCGTGAAGTGGATCGCAAATTGACTGCGCACATTGAAGACGAAAGTACATCAGCCGCCACGATGATTAAAGAGCTGAGAGAACATGCGTTCGTTGGTGGCGACGTATCTCAGCATCGTCAGATGCAGCAAATCGCGCTCGCCAGGGCCGAGGAAAACAACCGCTTGAAGCACGAGTTGAGCAATGCTATTGTTAAGTGGGGTGTTGCTGGCGCACTTGGGTTTATCGTGTATGCAATCTGGGAAGCAATTCTTGAGGGGCCAAAATGAATTACTACACCGTTCCAACTGCCGGGAAAACGCAAGCTGAATGGATGGACACAGTATTTGCCCAAGCATGGGTATTTGCTGGTGATCGTTCTCTGTTCCCCGACTACGCTACTGGTGAGGTTGGTTTAGAGGGCACGCTAACCGGGCAAACACCTGTGCGGGTGGTGCTGAACAACACGTCCCCGCTGCCTGATCTCAAGGCCATGTACACAGCCAAGACTGACGCGGATACCGATGCAATTTATGCGTCAGTAATCGGTGAGCGTGGCGTTGAGTACACCATCGCAGAGGATGAAGCTCGGGCTTTCCAAGCTGGAAACTATGCAGGCGCAGTCCCTCCGATGATCGCCACTTACTGCGCTGGTTCTGGAATGACACCGCAGGACGCAACGGACTACACCCTGCAATTAGCAGACGCGTGGCGCACTGCAATGCTGGCAATCCGTCAACAACGCACAGCAACCAAAACAGCAATCACCGCTGCGACGACACAAGACGAACTGAGTACTGCGATGACATATTGGGATGCTTTTGTAGCGGCTATGCGTAGCCAATTAGGAGTCTGATTATGTTTGCACGATATAACTATATTGCTGGCTCGACAGTTGCCAATATCATGGCAGATATTGTTGCAATCCTGACAGGCACCACAGACAAGAACACCCTATCTGCAAGCTGCGATAAGACCAATACCTACATTTACAACACCTACACCAACGCCGAGTGGATTTTGCATGACGCATCTGCGGGTACCAATCAAGTAGTGCTGAAAGGTGCGCGGTTTGACGATCCTACAAACTATGAATATGCGCTGCTTGATTTCGACACTGTTGCTAGCAAGTTTGGCGTGAAGCTATACGAGACTTGGAACGAAACCACGCACACCGGGACGAATGTGGCGTATGTTTCCACAAATCTGTCATCTAACACTGGGTTTTATCAGCGTATTAACACATCTGCTGGCGGGTCAACAATCATCTACGCCAACAAAGGGCGCTGCATTCTGTTTCAAGGAAACACAGCAACCGGGTACGGTGATGATACTAACAAAGCATGGCTTGGGTGTATGCAGCGATCTCGCCTATCGCCTTGGGATACTGTGGCCGCTGGGTATCCCATATCTGCGGTAGTGTTTGGTGCTTCAATGTTTGGTGCCCTCAGCTACAGCGGTGGGCCACTGGCTGTGTGTAGGATTAAAAACCCTGATGGTGGGAGCATTGTGGGGAGCAATGACTGTGTTTTGAAGTCAGCGTGGATTGGGTGTGGAGGACTCACAACGGCAACGCCGATTAAAGGATCCTATTACTATGATTCACAGTCCCCAGTGTTTAAGGTGCCGGATGGACTTGGCGGGTTTTACGCTCCACTTACAAACATATATGCCAACAACCCATATAAAGGGCATCTAGGTGGCAGTTTCTCTGATGTATGCGACGTTTGGCTTGGTGTGGCTTATCCATTCAACTTGGATGAAGTTGTCACAGGCGGGAAAACGTATGTGTTTATTCAGAATACAAGCGCGGCTAGAGCAACATTCAACGGCACAGCCAACCTCTGTGTTCCCAAAGGCTAACCAATGGCGGTTATTCCAGAACCCGGACTGATGCCAGAGGCGATTACGTCACTGTTAGGTGATGGTGATATTGCTATCAGCACTGTTCCTCTGCCGGGCACGGTCTATGTTACAGGCATGGTCTCTGGCTCCCGCATGATCGCAAAAAAGGTGGCTAATGGTGAAACCCTTTACACCGCAGCAGAGGGTGGTGGTATTGCAAGTTTCTCAACCAAGTATGACCAAGTGGTGCAGATTGAGGTACGCAAAGCCTCTGCTGCACCTTTCTACAAACCGTGGATTACGCAGGTAACCCCAGTGGGTAATAGTTCAGTCACCGTTATCGCTCTTCAAGAGCTGGACGAATAAGGAGTTAAATCATGGCAATCGCAGCAGACTTCACAGTAGGCGTAAATGGCGACATTCGCCACTCTGGTGGGACAACCGTTTACACGGTTAAAGACCTGCACGAATGGCTGCAAGATATGGCCGACGATGGCTCTATCGCATCTGCGGGGGATGATGTCAGTATCTTGACACCGAATCCTTCAAAGCTGGATGGCCCTCGGTCTGGCATTAAGCCGATGGTGCTGAACCTGCTTAATGGGTTCAACATTGACGACACAGCAAGTCAGTACTTGAACTTTGGCTCGATCCAGCAAGATGGCACGAATGTTCTTTACACTGGTGTCAAGTCCATCGGTTCGCCGTTGGTGGCAGCTTCGCCTTTGTATGTGGTGCAGAACGCGGCCAAGGTCACGAAGTATTGGCCCGATGGTCACATCCAGATTCTTGTTAAGTGCAAGACTGCCGGTGCGTTTATCGACAATGGCGACATTCGCGTTTACTCTCGCAAGTACGGGCAAACCTACTCAGACTTTGCTGCAAACTTGGTGGCAGGTGGTGAACAACCGGCGGCTATTTCAACCAGCCCGACAGACTGGACACCACTAGACTTGGCGACTGCCTTGGCACTGTCCACCAAGGTAGCAATAGCCACAGGGTCACACTTCAAAGACACCGGCGATGGCAATGGCAGTAAAGAATATAAAGGCACGATCACACTGTCCAATGGTGGGACGATTGCAGAGGCCGCACAGTATTGCCAAGCGATTTGTGACGAAGCATCGGCTGTCACGGTTGACGGTGTTTTAGGCTGGCAGTTCCGTACATTGGGCGGCGCCACGTATGGATACACGCCAAATGCTGCCGCACCTTTCGGTACAGTGGCCGGTGGCAAGTGGTTTGTTGAGCAAGGCTGGTACATCGCTGGTGCGCTACCTGCTGACTTGCAGAAATACCAGATGCGCTCGCATGATGGCACGGTGGTCACGAACCCGGTTGTTGCTGGCATCAGCATTGGTGGATTGACCGTTGGCGCTCGGGTTCTGGTGGGACGTGATGCAGCTACCGTGTCTGGGTTCCTTGATACTGAGTACACGTTAGCTGGTGCAACAACCTCTGGTGGCAACACCTGCGTGATGACACAAGCAATCAAGGCCGACACACCGGCAACTGGCTTTCTGCGGGTCAATGGTGTGCCCTACACCTACACGTCGGTTGATACCGGCACTAAGACATTTACCATCAGCGGTACGTGGGGCCAGGTTCATGCGATTAGCTCACCAGCATGGGTTCCGTTTATTGACAAGGTGGCTGCATCAGCTACGGAGAGTTCTTCTACCTACACCTATTCTGCCGACTTCGTAGCTAGGGTGAAGGTACGTAAGGGCACAGCAGGAAGTTCGTTGCAACCATTTGAGTCAATATTTACTGCTGGCAACTCCGCGTCTAATGGCACGAACAGTATCGCCTCGCCGGATGAATAGAGACTGACATGGCCCTGACCATCGACTGGGACAATAAGGTGGTGCTGTCAGACGCCAGCATCACTGACATTGTTCTGCACCACAATGAACTGCGGGAATTTGAGGACGATCCTCACGGTATTCTGCACCCTCCAATCATTACGTGGAAGGTGCTCGATCTTGGTGGTGGGGCGTACATGTACGGGCTGGACTACATCAACGGGTATGCGCTCAAGTTCCCCAACGCTGGCAACTACACCATCATGGGCAACATCAATGCAACGATCATCCCTGTTGCTGGCGTCTATGTAGAACGCCTCAAGGCGGCTGCTTACGCCACAACCTCTGTAGGTGGCTCAGGCCCAAGTGCGTCAGACATTGCCGCAGCAATACTC